TGGCATGATTATTTGATTTTAGATTTTAGTTTGTTGGTGAGTTGTTTTATCATATAGGAGCGCGATCGACACTTCTGCATCGGAAGAGAAGCGAGGGCGTCATACAGTCTCGCTGCATCCTCAAGGTAAGACACCGCCTTTTGCAGGTCTGTCTTGCATACACGTATCTCAACCGTCGGCATGGGGGTTCAGGAATGAGTTCACAAGTTCGTTGAAGTACATCTCGTCGGTGGGTATGTCGTCATCGGAAGCCATTATCTGGCTGGCGATGCTCCGCTTGCGGTGGATGATGTCGTAAAGCACAGGGTCGATGGTACCGCGTCCTATGAGGTAGTAGCAGTTGACGTTGTCTTTCTGTCCGATTCGGTGGGCGCGGTCTTCGCACTGGCAGCAGTCGGCGTAGGTCCAGGGGAACTCCACGAATGCCACGTTGGAGGATGCCGTGAGCGTCAGCCCCACACCCGCCGCCTTGATGGAGCAGATGATCAGGTGCGCTTCGCCTGACTGGAAGGCGTCGACGGCAGCCTGTTTGTCGTTGAGGCTGTCGTCGCCCGTTACCCTCACGGAGTCCGGGAACTGCTTTTGCAGAGCCTTGACGATCTCCTTGAGGGAACAGAACACGATAAGCGGCTTGCCGTTGGCGAGGAAGTTGCGTATGAAGTCGCATGCCTGCTTGACTTTGCCCTTTGAAGCGAGGGAGCGCAGTGTCATGAACTTCACGAGGGCTTCCATGCGCATCTTGCGGCGTATCTCGCGGTCGGTGCATTCGGTGTACTCGCGCAGGTAGGCGGCGAGGTCTGCTGCCGCGAGGTCGTATTCGTCGCGGTTCGATATCTCCACATGCAGGTCGGTGCGCTGCTTGTCGGGCAGCTGCGTCAGCACCTTGGCTTTCTCACGGCGTATCATGCAGGTATCGTAGAGTCTGTCCGACAGCTCATGCAGGTTCTCGTTCTCGCCGTAGTCGGCGAGGAACTTGCCGCGTCCGCCGAAATCGGGTATCAGCCTCCCCATGATGGCGAGCTGTGCCACGAGATCCTGCGCATGGTTGACTACCGGTGTCCCCGACAGCAGTATGCGCCACTGCTTGCCCTCGACGATGCCGCGCGTGAAGATGGTCTGCTGCGCGGTGGGGTCTTTGAGCCTGTGCGACTCGTCCATGATTACGGACTTGAAGATGTTGATGTCGCGGTTGAAGACCACGTCCTTGAGCTGGAACGGCTGGCGCGGTCGGGCCTTGATGTCCCACACGAAATATTTGCGCAGGCTCTCGTAGTTGACCACGGCGACGCTGAACATCCCCATACCAAGTAGGTAGGGCCATGACGTGCGCGTGGCGTTGTCAAGCACGAGAGCCTTCTTGTCGGTGAACTTCTCAAACTCGCGCTGCCAGTTGATCTTGAGCGACGAGGGGCAGATGACAAGGCACGGATAAGCGTTGGCGGTGTCGACGATGCCGATGCTCTGGAGCGTCTTGCCCAGCCCCGGCTCGTCACCGATTAGTATGCGTCGGCGTTCAAGCCCGAAACGGATGCCCTCTTGCTGGTATTCGTACGGCTCTATCTTCAGGTTGTGTTTTAATGCTGTCATAATGCGAGGTACCAGTATTGGAATGCTAATTCGAGGTATTTGTCGCGACCGCGGAGGTATGTCGGGTCATCGCGCCGTATGCGCGTGGTGAACACTTCGCAGTTCTTCTTGCTGATGGCATAGATGAAGTCGCAGTCCGATTTCGCTATGTCCATGTACCATGCCCTGCTGCGGTCCCAGTCGAAGAAATCGATTGCATCTTCAAATTCCTTCTGCGTTGAGGCGGTGCATGTCTTGAGGTCTCCCCCGAATCCGTAGCGTTGCAGCCACCAGTCCCATTTGCACCGTGTATCGAGGGCAAAGGGGAAGTCGCCGTATTCAAACTGCTGCTCCTTGTTGACCATGAATCGCTGGGTCTCGGACTCTTCAAGCACCTTGGCGAGGAAAGGGTCGCGCCGTGCGGACATGCGCAGGGAGCGGTGCATCTCCTTTGCATGGCGGAACTCGTCTTCGGTGTACTGCTCGTCATCCACGGTCAGTCGGTAGTAGTTCACTCTGTCCGGCTCGGTGATGATCGCATCGACGAGCGAGCCGAATCTGAACGCAGCCTCTTTCACTCCGGGAGGCATAGCCACAGGATGCAGCAGGTTCTTGAGCGCAGTGAGGTCGGAGTTGCTGACCTCCGTGCGGCTGTAATACGGATCGGGATTGAGGCTCATGGTCATTTCGCTTTTACATCGTCCTCATAGCGGACGTTGGAGATGAACACCGGGTTGTCCTTGGCGTTGGCGGCGGCGTTGGCGTAGGTTATCTGCTTCTTGAATTCCTTGGAGAGTTCCTCTACGGATTTCTTGCAGCCCTCCTGTGACCACCAGAAGGCGACTACCGCCATGAGGTCTTCGGCAGTCTCTATCACCACCTTTTTCTTCACCGAGGTCTTGGGCTGGTATGAGGCGGTGGCTGCAACGGGCATGCCGAAGAGTCCGTCCATCTCCTGTTTGCTGGCGGCGAGCTGTGCGGCTGCCTCGTTCTGCTTCTCGCGTTCGGTGCGTTCGGCCTCTTTGCGGCGCGCTTCCTCCTGCTCCTTGGCTTCCATGTCCGCCTTGATTCTTGCTGCTTCTTCGGCGGAAGCCTTGGCGATACGTTCAAGTTCGGTCTTCTTGGATGGCAGACGGTAGAAGATGTCGTCGCGAGTGCCGCCGACCTCGAATACATACTGTTCCTTGAAGCGTCCTGCAAGCTCTGCCATCACGTTCGCCTGTATGGCGCGGCATTCATCGGAGTTGAGTTCTGCCGGACGGTGCGCTCCGCTTGCCACGGTCTGAAGCCATGAGTGGGGCAGCTCGCAGTCGAAGCCGGCGATGCTGTCGTAGGAAAACTTGTAGTTTTCCAAAGTCACCTGCCTGTCCATGTCGGTCAGGGCGTTGATGCTCTTGTTGACCAGCGCGTTGAACTGGCGCACATAGTCGTCTTCCACCTCGGCGCGGTAACGGATTTTAGCGTTCTCCTTTGCCATCCGCGCAGCTTCCTCGCGGCGGCGCAGTTCCTCCTCCTCGTGCTTCTTGCGCGCATAGGCGTTGCGCTGCATCTGTAGCCTGTAGGGGACGGTGTCGGCTTGGGCCGGGTCCACGTCGTTCTCCATGGAAGTGTAGGCTTTGCGTATCTGGTCGAAGAGCTGCGTGACCGGTGTGCGCTTGCCGTTCATCTTCTTCACGGTTGCCTTGGCTTTTTCTATGTATTTCGCTATCTCCATATCGAGGGTGTCCGACATGCCCTCGCATGAGACCCTTTCAAGAAGCCTTTCGCCTGCTTCAAGGCACAGAAGGTGCGAGCGGGTGTTTTCATCGTATGCCTTTGGGGCTATGGAGGCTATCGTCTGCACGTTCTTCGGCTCGAAGATTGCAAGTGCCTGTGTGTTGTCTGCCATGATTGATTGGGTTATGGGTTACACGGTTTGGTCTTGAAGTATTCGGTGATGATGCCGAGCCGTGTGCACCAGAGTCCGTTTATGGTGTTGCGCACGAGCGGACATCCGCTGCACGGCTTGGCTTCCTTGTCAGAATCCTTCTTCTTCATCGGTGTTCACTGTTACGCCCTGCGGAGGCTCGTTGTCGCCGAATGCTTCGGGTGATGCCTGGGACTGCTGGAGGACTTCGCCTGTTGCGGTATCCACACCGTAGATGTCCTCGTCGGAAAGCTGCGGCTGTTCGTCGGTCTGTTGGGACTGGAGCTCTGTTCCGCGTCCGATGCGCACCTTGGGGTAGGACTTGAAGGCGTGTTTGATGCACTTCGCCATCAGGAAGCCTGGATCTATGTGTACTATGCCGTTGTTGTCCATTCCATAGAGGGCATTCGCCACGCCGCGGTTCTGCTTCTGCGAGTAACCTGCGAGACGGCACCAGTCCTCGGGGAACATCACCGAGTAGTCTATCGATCCGTCGGCGCGCGTGATGCGCAGGTAGCAAGCCGTGATGATATGCCCCGTGTGTGGCAGGTTGCAGGTGTAGGAGACCGATTTGCGTCCGTCCATGTCCTTGAACGAGAATTCGTCGTTGTCGTAGACGAGCACCGGATTGTCGGCGTGGCGTATCTGCCCGGCGCGTGTGCGCATTACCAGCTCTCCGTAAGCCGAGATGGTGAGGACGCATCGACCCTCCCAATCGGGATGTTCCTTTGTGCCCACGTTCACGTTGCGCCCCATGAGATAGGCGAGAGAGCGAGTGCCTGGTTCAAGTGAGAGTCCGCAGACTGCGAGGTCGATGAATGCGGTGAAGATGCTGAACGGCTTAGCGCGTTGCAGCTTGCCATTGTCATTGTCGCGCAGAGCTTTGTTGAAGTAGATACTTTCGCGCTGCCAGGCTGCTTCGCCGTTGCCCCAAAGGGTCTCGTAGATCTGCGTGAAACGTTCGCGGACGACTGGATGCTCGACGATTTCGAGCGGCTTGAGGCTATTAATTTCCTCTACTGTCATCTGAAGATTGCCCATGATTGTTGTGTATGGTTAAGGTTTGTATATGTGGTTG